AGCCGATCTTTGAACCGTTCAAGGTGCGCATGATCTCTGCAGGAGACATCTTATCTAACGGAGTATTTGGAAATCTTCAGAAGATCCTATGGAAAGGACTTCAGAGATTCGACCAATTCTCCCTTACAGGAAAATCTGTCCAATCGGAAGATTTACGCGAGCTAGAAAGACGATCTTTGTTTACTCTAGGTGGGAAGTTCAAATATTGGGTCAGTGGAGATTACTCTGCGGCTACTGATAATTTGAATACCGATGCTACTCGTGCGGTCATTGATGCTATATCAAATGATCCCATGACGAAAGCAGTTCTCACTAGAGGTTTACAAGATACGACTATAGATTTCAGCTCGATCAAGTTAGATGATGTCCCAGAACCTTTTAAGATGACCAATGGTCAATTGATGGGTTGCGTCTTTTCATTCCCGATTCTCTGTATCATTAATTTGGCAGTATATCGAGCTTCATTGGAAGCCGAAACTGGACAAAGATTCAAAATCGCGGAACTCCCCGTTTTAGTTAATGGAGACGATATCTTGTTTAAAACAAACAAGAGTCTTCTCCGAACGTGGGAGGGCCTTATCCGAAGGGTAGGGTTTGAAAAGTCTGTTGGGAAGAACTATGTTTCTTCCGAATTCGCAATGATCAATTCGACTTATTTCAGTACAACCAACAATAAGAGTGGTCTTTCTGATGTTCAAAAAGTTCCTTATTTGAATATAGGATGGTGTACTGGAGTCTCGAAAGGTGGTTCCGGTTCAATGCTTAAAAACGATGACGAAGAAGAAAAGTCTATTCTTCGTATCAGATCTCAAGTCGAGAAGACGAGATCTGATTGGATGATCGATCAGGATTATCGATCCGATAAGCATATGGAACGTCGCGCGGAGGTTATTGAACGGTTCAAGGAAGAAATCCTTCTTTGGAACTGGGACCGTATAGTCGAATCCTATGTATCTGTTGGTAATGGACCAGCAGGCTTAGGACTTAGAGACGAAGTCGAACCAGTGTGGGACGCTTTCTCGTATTTCTTATATAACGAGAAGGAAAAGCGGACACAGCATGGTATATCATCGCAGCCAAAAAGTATGGCGCCTTGGAAGATCACGAAGAGTGATCCTGGGGTAGATGATTTTAGACCTTTGTTTACTAAGTTCAATAGAGCTGGTGGCGTTAGTCTTTGGGAAAGACACGCACAACGATACTTGGAACGAGGATTCGACTCTATCCGTACTGAGTTTGAGGAAACCAGATACGTGGTAGGGGAATTTCACAGAACAAGTCCAGGACTCGGTGACTGTCTTGACATGGCTCAAGTAGAACAACTAGGTGATTACGATTCTGAATATTATGATCGGATTAACTTTTTTGTTCAAGCTGTCGAGATGTTACTAGAGTAGGACATCAGGGTGTGGGAGCGACGGGGCGCGAGAGAATTGACTCTCACCCTGTGGTAGAAATTCGATTTGCTGTATGACGCGTAGATCAAAACGGGACCCCGCAAGGGTAAACCGTGTGTCGTACAGACTTTAAGAGCAACCGAAGGGGTTGAGAAATAAGGTTCTTATTGTCGGGTTAATTATTATAAACCGTCCTCAAATGCGAGGAACGTATTAATTAATTACGGACTAGAACTGGCTCAACAAGCTTCGGGGGTGTCAAGATTTAAATACTCGAATCAGCAAGGAAGGATCGTAAGGAGACTACGGACCGACGTTTAAGTCGGTGGGAGACAGCGATACGAACTTCTTGGTTGGTTGAGATGCGGTGCATCTGAAACAACAGTATTTTGACATTCACTTTTAAGGTCTGGAAAGGTGCATTTTCCAAAGTAAAATCAATATTCTTGAACACAGGGCGGTGGCCTCAACAAAATCATTTATTATTGCTAAAGGCGATAGAACGAAAG